TAAATAGAAGTACCTGCATGTCTAACTGATATATTTTCTGGATCGTTTAAAATATGTTCATGATCTAATCCAGGATTAGCTGTTTCTAAATGCGGATCATGCCCACCGCCAGTAAAATGTCTCATATGAGTATGGCCATGGGCTTCCATTGGTGTGGAATATGCATGTAATACTAAATGTCTAATATGAGCAGCTCTTTGTTCTGGAGTCAATGCACTAATACGCTGATGCATATTTCTAGCAACATCAGTCAATGTTGCCAAATTTCTTCTGCTAATATCTTGTTTAATTGCTGGATTAGATTTAAGCCAATCTTTTCTATTTCTTGGATTAGACATACCCTTTAGTTCAGGGTAACTTTCTTTAATCGCTGATCTATTTTTCTCATGTATATCACCACCACCATATGTGGCTTCAGCGCCAGCATTAGCAAGAGTAATAGGTTTATTATCATCCGAAACTTTTAAGCTCACACCATGGTGTCTACCTCTATGATCAGTAATAACAATATCAGAATCATCTTGTTGCTGTGTTGCTGGAATACCAGTTGCTCTTTCTAAATCGCCGCTTTTAGATGTCCATCTAACATGTTTAATATCTTTATGAGTAAGCTTTAAATTCTTTTTAATATGTTCAGCAGCTTTTCTAGCTCTTTCACTGAAATTTCTATATTGAGGGGAATTTATGCCACCAAGTTTTTCTGCTAGTTCATCATGAACTTCTTTAGGTGTTTTCTTGTATTCATCTTTGTACATTTCCATGTGGTGGCCACCTCTTAGGTGATACCCAACTAGAAGCTCATGTAGTTTACCTTTTGAATCACTATCAAGATCACCAAAATCTTCTTTCTTGGCTTTTTCTTCTATTAAAAATGCAGCAAAGTTTAACATCATGCTTTCCTTGTAGTAATATTAACATCACCTGTTTCTGGATCATGCTGAACATGGTGCGCATGGAATTCTACATCGGGATGTTGTTTTTTAAGTTTAAGAAAATGATCTAAATTATCATGCGAGTCATCATAAAGATGAACTCTCTTGTATCCATTTTGATTAATAAGATCGCTTACAACTGCAGCTTTCGCCTGTGGCGGTCTCATACCTTGCAAATTACCTGCTCTACGAACATGAATTTGTTTAGTATCTATACCATATTTACCCATGTGATGAGCAAACTTATTTTTATCGTCTAAATCAGAACGGGCTGTAAGAATCTCTACATTCTTATTATTTTTGTGAATTGCTTTCATCTTAGCAATCATTTTACGAATAGGTTTTGCTGACTGCGCAAATACATCAGAGGACTTAAACTCGCCGAAATCATATGAATGACCTGGAGGAAGTTGATGTGTATTAAATTCTTGATTTGTTAAAGTACGAACTCTTTGACCATTTGGATCTTTAACGTGTACACGTAGCTTATGATGGTCATGAGCAAATAAAGTTTCATCCATATCAAATGCATGTAATGTATCTGATTCAGGGTCCATTTTTTCAATAATGTATTCTTTAAAAGGTATCATCTTATTTTCCTTGAGGTGGCACGATGCTCATATGGTGTATTCTATATATCTTTTTATACAAAGGATCTTCATAACTACTAGTACCATGGTGCTGTAAAGTTTGATCTCTGCCAATTAATGTTTCATATTCTTCGGGTGAACCTGAAAGGTGTGATATATGCATTGCAGGATCGTTTAAATTTAAATGAAAATGAATTATATGTCTAATATTATCAAGTGGTGCATTTGGATCGCGATCACTTTCTCCCGATGCAAATCCTCTTGCTATTCCTTTAGAATGTGTAGCTGAAATAAATGCAGGTGAATGCATTTGACCATTTTCATCGATATGTTTTTCTGGGTCAAAACCAACACCTGAATATAAACTTACAGGAACTTGAATTCTATTATTATTTATTGAATTATCTAAAGAGTTAACAGTAGGCTTATGTCTCTCTGCTAAATTATTATCCAATAAACCACCATTTAACAAATGACTTCCTAACCCAGTATATTTCGTAATAACTTTAGCATCATCAGGATTTAAATTTTGTTTACCTGTTATTTTATCTGCTATTTCATCATCATGTTCTTCTGTTCTTGGTTTTTGTTTAGTCAAATGACTGTTATCGTTTGTTTCATGCCAATCATTTATATGACCGACAACTGGCTTTGCAGGTTGTGTATCTTCTTTTACATGTTTAAAATGTATCGGAGAAGGTGTAACAGCTTTTGTTTTTGGAACTGAGATATGTTTGAAATGAATAACCGCTGGAATAGTTGGCGGTGCTTTTTTAATAGTTTTAATAAATTGTTTAAATTTCTTCATGACTATTCCTACAGAGATTTTTAATATTTATATAAATGAGAAATGGGGTGAAAAAAAAGACGAGCTTTTCAGCTCGTCTTAACTAACGAAAATACGGTTGAGTGGAACCCCACCATTTGCTCTCAACTATTCCGTGTCTCCTCGACTCGTGCCTCTACGCATTGTAGCGTATACATATTTTCGTTTGATAGATTATTTAGTCATCTCATAGAGATTTAAACTGAGATAAATCAACTTTTTTTAAAATAAATTTTGGAGTCCAACCATCAAATGCGCCTCCAAAGTTAAGGCGACGCAGCATAGTTTTCGCATCATCTCTGGTCTTGAAAATCTCTATTGTTTGGTTGGTTGGTACTTCATGAACCTCGAATTTACCGTGTTTTTCAATGATTTTGTAATTCATGAAATGCCAAACCTTTTACCGTTTTTATCAAAGTACTGAGGAAACTCAAGGTAGTGCTCTATTGCAGCTACTGCTTCCTCATAGGTTTCATACTGACCTAACATCTCATAATCATCCCAACGATCATATGGCACTGCCTTACGCAGGATATACTTTCTGGTTGTTACGATATTACCAGTATATATTTCAATCTTAAAAGTAGGGCGTTTTTTCTTTTTCTTAAATGGCCACATTATTTCTTATCCATCATTATAACATTGCCTGGAAACCCACTATAGGTTTCTTCCAGTTTTTTATTAGTTTCCTCGATTTTACCCATCAACCCAAACATCTCCATAGTCTGTTGTGTAGATAAATCAGATAAGCTAACTCCGCCGTATTTCACCAGCTTCAGCTGTTCTAGAACAGCTGCTAGATCTTTTCTATATTGTTCAGCATCATCCATTATTTAAACTCCGCAAACTTTTTCTTATCGAACTTTGATTTTGGCTTGTTGCGTTCATAATCTTGTTCGCCAAAATTTGTTTTATCCATAATAGGCTTATCATCTATAATATCATCTTGAGCAGATTGTTCAACGTCGTAAAGTCGCATTTTTGTACGATCAATACCAACAACGAACCGACGATGATTCCCTGCATCGTTATAGCGATTCTTGAGCTGTTTAACCATAATTTGACCGAGTGCTTCCAACTCTTCGGACGTTGAGATCCCAAACATAAAATCAGCTGTGGCTGGGAGTCCAAAGGATTCTGATGTATCTTCCAATCCCAAGTCGCTGTTCGAATAGCCGCTTCGAGTTGTTTGAGTCGCAGAGATGAGAGGTACATCGAACTCCACTGCAAGCCCTCGTAGTTCTTCTGCGATCGCTTTGACAAGGGTATAAGAATTGACGTTGGCTCCATGTTTTATCCTCGATGACATGCAAATGTTCAAATAATCAATATAGATAACGTCTGGCATAAACTTCTTCTTCAACTTCAATTCATTAATTAAATGTCGGAAGTTAGCCGAGCCAGCACAGGCGGTTGGGTATTCTTTAACGATAAGCTTACCAGTTGTTTTACCTTTGATCTTGGCCATCTTTTTATCATACAAATCTTTTGGGATAATCTCGAGTTCCTGAATAGGAATATCAAGAAGATTTGCATCAATACGCTTGGCAATTTCCTTGTCGGCCATTTCCAAAGTAATGTACAGAACATTTTTACCTGTCAAAAGATTAGCAGCCGCCATATGACACATGGTCAATGACTTACCAACACCAGTACCTGCCAAGATGATATTAAGAGTTTTGTTTGGTAAACCACCATTAGTGATTTTGTTAAAGTAATCGAGGTCGAATGGTAGACGATTTTCTTTCTTGTGATAGAACTCAAACCGATCTTCGGCGTTCTCAATAAAGTCATGACCAATATGTGTATCAAAGCTGACACCAAGTGCATCGGAAAGAACCTGTGGAATAGATCCTTTCGATTTTACTCCTGTCTTGTCATCAAGGATTTGAATACTTTCCATGATAGCATTATATACTGCCTTTTCCTGACAGAACTTTTCAGTTTGATCGACCAACCAATCTGTTTGAGTATCTTCTTTTGTTAGACCTTCAATTGCTTCTACAACGCTCTTGAACGTGTGTTCATTCAACCCCGTTTTATTCGACAAATCAATCGCCATGGCTTCTTTTGACGGAAGGGCATTGTACTTGGCGACGTATTCATCGATGAGGTTGAATGTAACTCTATCTTTCGGATCAGAAAAATACTCTCCTTTGAGGAATGGAATAACTTTCCGAGCATATTCTTCATTAAATATAAGGTTCGAAAAGATAGTGTTCTCAATCGCCATTTCCAGTCTTTCTCCATCACGTTCTTACAATATAGTTCTTTAGTCACAATCATCTCAAATTTAAACAACTGCAAAATCTCTTACATTACCAAATACGCCAAGAACATAATTTTCAGCAACATCCTGAACGAAATGAATGCTCTTACTTACATATTCTGTAGTATGATAATACTCTTCATTTTGATAAAAGTCAACACTAAATGTGTCGTTGTTGACTTTTAATATCGCTACTCTCGATCTATCATTATTTGCGTATTCGGTTAAAATACTATTCGCCATCTTCTTCCTCCATGATAGAGCCTGTCGCCATCCGATATGTCTTTTCAATATATTGTGAGAAGTCAGTTTCTTTGAAAATCTTCATCCAGAAATCTTTATTGTCAACAATATCACCTGCTCTCATATTTGGAGCCTTAACCTCGCCAGTTGCACGATCCACAACAGCGTACCATCCATTTTTAGGCTTGATAATAAAGCCTCCATCAAGAGCAACGTCAAGCAATCCGCTCCAACGATTAATACCGCCATCAAAAGATACAGTGATAGGGATCTTAGATTTTTCTTTAACATAACGAGACTTTTCTACATTGATCACAAAGTGGTATCCATTGATACCATCGGCATCTTTATCCTGCTGACGACCAAGAATCCAGATATTGTCCGAACCATAGTAAGAACCAGTACCACCACCAACAATATCCTTTGGATACAGACCAATTTCTTTATAGGTGTGATTGATTACGACCATAGGAATATCTTTGAGAGATAGATGCGGCGTAATCATTCGGAACAATGACTTCAACTGCTTTGCGCGAGACATATCAGCAACTGACTTACCATCAAGCGCATCATCAACTTCCTTCTTGGAAGCCAAGTTACCAATCGAGTCAATAATAATCATAACATGATCGTTACGTTCGATGTTCTTCATCTGCTGCATAATATCGAACTTGAGTTCTTCAATATCAGTAATTGGAGTATGAACAACCGAGTCAAAATCAATACCGAATGTCTTGAAATAAGACTGAGGAGTACCAAACTCAGAGTCATAGAAAAGAACGATACCGTCTTTGTACTTCTTTAGATATGAGGAAGCAAGTAATAGTGCAAAGCCAGTCTTGAAGTGCTTTGATGGTCCAGCTAACATGGTTAGTCCTGGAGTAATACCTCCATCAACTGATCCCGACAGTGCGACATTGATCATAGGCACGGAAGTAGGAATCATGTCCTTCTTCATAAAGATTTTACTATCTGTAAGGCTCGCTGTTAAATCAATCGTACTGTTCTTGATTAGTTTTTCTTTTAATGACATTAATATCTCCTAAATCTAAATTATCTATTTTTAGTATACCATAAGTTTAATCGAAAGTCAAGCGTTTTCTATCACCCGAAAAAACTTTCCAATGTTGATATGTGTTCTACTTTCCAATTAATAGCATTAGCAATGGACTTTAGCGGCTCCAAATATGATTTACTAAATTGCATATCACGATCAATATATGAATCCAAATTAAATTCTTTTGGTAAATAATCAATCGCTGCAATTACAGTATCATTGATAGGATTTGGTGTTTTAAGATAAACAAACTTAATCTTATCACCATCCTGAATCATTGGTATACTATCTATTTTATGTTTATTCAATAGATGATTAAACAACAGAACACCCTTGACTTGAATTGGTGTTCCCTTACCATAGATAGAATGTTTATCGCGATACTTACTCAAACCTTTAACGCCTCGAGGAAATGCTACATCTTCAAATGGAAGATCCATAAACTCGTTACGAAAATCTTCATTGAACTTGATCAGTTCCTCTTCATCGCCATTCATAATAATACTTAGAGCTGCCTTTAACTTCTCGCGGCATGCATGAGGCGTTGATGAACGAACAGCTTCGATGCCCTGAATCTTCAGCTTTGGCTTATCATACTGCACACCTTCAACGTTCCAAGCGTTGAGGATATACATCTTCTTTGCTTTCCAAATACCTTTATTGGCAATGGTTTCGCGTTTCATCTTCATTTTCTGCTGATATGCGTTCATCATATCAGCTAGTTCTTCATAACACTTATCCATAAACGGTTGGATTTTACCTTCACAGAAATCATCAATTAGCTTTACAGCTTTAAGCTGATCCGAACCATCAGGAATAAGATTAGAAAAAGTAATATAGATGGAATCAGTGTCTGAAGCAACAACATAATCAACTCCTTGAGTTCTACACACCTTGTTCATGAACTCGTTCATTTTCTTTTCGATCCAACGAATAGAAAGCTGACCTGATGTTGTAATTGATTCGGCATTATTAAAACTAAACCAACGGAAATACTTATTACCCAATGCACCGTAAGCTGAGTTCAACTGAATTTTACGAGCCAATTGCATATTATGATAACGAGAAACTAACTTAGAATCTTCTGGATTTTTAGTTTCCTCATATCGTTTCTTAGCTTCAATCATCAGCTTTTTATATTCTGCTCGTTCGTTATACATCTTTTCCATAAGAGCAGGTAGGAAACCTTGTTTGTCCTTACGGTATGTACAACCATTAGCAGCATAAGCTACCATTCCATCTTGATATTCCCAAGTACCATCCAATAGAGAATCAATTGAAGGGAAACTTTTCCTTTCAACGAATGTTTCAGGGCTGATATTATATTGCATGATCAAATGCGGATAAAGACTATTCAAATCGAAAGATACAATCCAATTATGAAGACCTTCCTGAACTTCTTTAACGTGACCACCGACCAATTCAAAATCTTCTTTTGATTCTTTGAATTGAGGAATAACAATACCCTGCTCAAGTAGATAGTTATGAATGATAATATCCCATGGACGAACGGTAGTCATTGTATCATTATAGTTTACCTTGGCATCATAGGCCAGAGCCATGACTTGCTCAAGGAACTTCATCTTGTCATCTAGTCGGTCAACCAGCACACAGTCATGAATATTATACTCAATAAACTTCTGATAATTATTTTTATATAGATCCAATAGATTACCATACTCTGAGTAATCAATTTTTTTCTCACCAAGTTCGACCTGAGAAATATAATCTAGCTTATAGCTTTCTTGATTACCAAACGTAAACTTACGATATAGCTGATAGTAATCCAAAACAGAAATACCTGCAGGAGAATAACTTTGATTCTCTTTGCCTCGGAACTCTACTGTTTTTGTATCAAGAATATGCCATGGCGACAGCCGCTTGGTTTCTTTATCGTTGAATAGGTTCTTGATACGATTGGTCAAATATGGAATGTCAAAGAACTCAATATTCCAACCAGTGACAATATCTAGATCAAGAAACTCCCATGTCTTTAGAAACTCTTGAATGAGGTGATGCTCATCGCGACATTGAACATAAAATGTATTCAGGTCATTTGTCTTAAACTCACCACAACCGAACACATAGTTTCTCGCCCTGACACGAACAGTAATCGCAGTCAGAGGCTTATCAGCTTTGGTGATGTCAGGAAATCCTTCATCGGCTGCGCACTCAATATCAAGTGTACCGATGTTTACTAGACGAGGATCGTAATCGATGTCGCCTTTAAATGTATCAAAGATATAAAGATAAGGGAAAGTAGTAAGCCCATAGATATCCATATTAGATACATCACTGTACCGTTCAATGAACTCTCTTGCATCACTAATACTATCAAAATCAATTTTATCTACAGGCTTACCATCTAGCGTTCGAAACTTACCATTTGTTTTTGGAACGAACATATATGGAGAATAATTAACTATCTCTTTTGTTCTAAGACCTTTATCGAATCCGCGAACATAAACCTTGTTGCCACGTTGAAATACGTTTGTATAAAAAGCCATCAAATACTCCTTGTATATGTCCCGAGCAAAATGCTTCACAGACACTATTCATTATATTACTATAGATTATATTGAAAGTCAAGTTTTATTAATCAGTTATAGAACGGCCATAATTTTTATTTGCCATATTGTCATATACCAAATCTCTATCATTAGTTTCTTTTAATTTATCTTCTTTAAATCGATCTAAAGTTTTACCTTTTTGATTTTGTCTTATAACTTTTTTCAAGTT